TATTATAGTCTGTACTATCCCCTGTATCATTGACTCCCTTATCTACTGTATCATTGGCTGTCTGATTGGCTCCCTTATTGGCTGTCTGATTGGCTGTAAAATTTACAGTAGTAGTTACAGTAGTTTTAAATTCCTTCACGAAAGAATAAGAGCTTATAATACGTTTGTTCTTACCAGATTTATAATAAATCAATCCTGCATTTATTAAAGACTCACGGGCTTTTATTAGTGTTTTCTCATTCACGTTAAGCGCAAAACAAAGTTCAATGTTCGAGCAATCGAAAACGTCCCTCCAATCTTCGCCGTTACAAATAGCCACTAATTCGTAAAAAAGGGCTTGTTCGGTGGCGGTAAATCTGAAACGTCGTCGCGCTTTTCGCATCTTTTCGGTTAGCGTATATCCGTCTATATTCATCACACTTATAAAGTCTATCGAGCGACATAATAACTACAAATCCTTATCCCGATCGCCCGCCCTACTTTCAGGACGGAACAATAGCAAATAAAATTATTCTCTCTTCCTCCGTTGCGACACGTTCGACAATCGTGTTTTACTTGCTTTTGTGCTGTTTTCTTCACCATTCTTATACCTCCTTTATTTTAATTCCATGAACGTAAAGCATGAGCTTACGTTTGATTATATACTCCTTTGTCCGAACACCTTTAGTATCTTCGACGATATACTCACCATCCCGATAATAAACGAAATCCGTGATGTAGTAAACTCCTCGTTCGATCAGCTTCTTTTTACGTAGCATCTTCCGCACTCCCTGCACTTCATAGAAACGATATTGAGGCGAAATAAGCTCGTATTTTACTTGCTCTTGTAATCCGGTTATAATCCCCTTCTTTTCGAGTAGTTTCAACTCCTTAGCGCGTCGATATTCCTTTTTAGAGTCGTATCCGTCTATTTTTACATTGTTATACTTTGCCATGTCATTTTAATTGGTTTGTGAATAGTGGATAAGCCCGGATTCGAACCGGGAATGATACTTCAAGAGCCGCACCGCATTAACGGAATGTCTAGCGATCAACCTTACATAACTAGGCGTTTCCAATTCCGCCACTTATCCGATTTGCCGGGGCTTTCACCCGGCGCGTTGTTACTAATTTGATAAAACCTTCGCTCTTTTTATATATCCATGTTTTTGAAACTCATTAATATAAATCAATTCTTTCGTCCAATTCCCAGTATTGTCTTTTTGGGGTTGTAGCCTAAAATGTCCTCTAACGGAGAAGCATTCATTTCGAACAATAGTAGTAAACCATGTGCAATCCATAAGATTAATATCGATGTCTGACTTATTCTTGTATTTTCTTGCTCCAACCTTTAATTTTGATTTGTGACTAATTGTTTTTGTGTCAACTTTAGCGTATTTTTTAAAAAGAATATAGCAAAGGATAAAAGATACTCTAAGGTTGGCGTTACTCATAAGATCAGCCCCCCAACCCCGTGCATAGATGTTCTAAATGTTACATTCTCTGTATTTATTATTGCGCACACCCCATTTATAAACCATATTGAAGCCATTCCTTCATTTTTAATGATATAAGACACGCCTATATTTCCGAAAATAATAGTACCAGAAGATTCTAACCCTTTTGTAAAATCGCTACCGTTCAATATAGGTTCAAATGATTTTGAAGATTTAATCATAGCGTCATAGAAACTATTTGATAACAAATCTACATTTTTATTTTTCAAAGAATGAACCTCATTTATACGATTTTGCGTAGAGGCTGCTTCTGCATAAAAGGAGCAAGCATCAATTTCGGGAACATGAATCCTTCCATTGAGCACAAAATTTAAAATCGGATATTTTGAATTATCTATCAACATAGCACTTGTTAATTTACTTCATACGGATAAACGTCTACAATCGCCGTTTCTTTAAGCAAAATCGAAGAATAATCCGCCATCGTTCCTTTCATTCCTTCGTCGAGTTTCTTCATTGCGTCGTGAATGTCCGCCGCCTGTATGAGTACGTTTGTATAAGTCCGTTTCTCCTTGCCGCTTTTCTCGTCAAGCGTAGTGAAAGCAAGTCGCCCGGCAAACCATTTATCGGCGGAATCCTCTTCGCTAGTAAATATCTCGCTATAATGTGCGCGAGAAATGTCGGACACTGTAAACTCACCGGAGATAAACGGTGTGACCTCTTCGATTATTCGTGCTTCTGCTTCGGTAAAACTTAGTGCATCGACTAAATACGGTTCAGTCACTTTTTTTTGCATTCCGTTTTCCATCACCTTCTCGTAACGAATTTTACATAAAAACCAAGTGTGCATCATAATTTTGTGTTTATTAAAGTGTTTATAAAAATGTGATTAATCGTGTTGTGTTAGTGTTGTGACGGTACTTTCTTCGTCAATTTCTTTAATTCCTTCCGTATCTTATAAATCTGATTCTTAACCGGAACACTGTTTTTTGCTTCCGGCTTTAACGCCTCGATCTGCATCTTTAATTTTAAGACCTCTTTTGCCTTATCGACACAATCGAGCAAGTCCAGACCGGAACGGATAGATTCGTCTATCATCTCGCTAGCCAACCGGATTCGATCATAGAGTTTCTTTATATTATCCGCGTGGTTGGCGCGATTCATTTCGAGTATTCGACCTTCATTTGTATAACCGTCATAAATGACATAATACAATTTGTCCACGTCCGGGCGACCTAAAAAGTGTCCGAGGAATTGCCAATAATATTCGTCTTTTTCGTCGATGGTATTTCCGAACTGCAGCGATTCGATCTTTCCTTGCGACATCGGGCACTTGATCTCACCCAGAGCGATAACTTTCCCGTCAAATCCGTACACATAGAAATCCGGTGAATCTCCGAATCCTTCAAACGGTTCATTGAAAACAATGTCTTTAAAATCAGTTGTACACGACTTGATCTCGTTCATTAACTGGCTCCGTACCCATTCGACCGCTAGCGGTTCGTTTTCATGCCCCCAATCAAACGCTTTGTTACTTCCGTTTTCTCGCATCGTCCCGGTTCTCCGCTCGTATCGTACTAAATACATTGCGTCTAACGCACCTTTACCAAAGGGACAACCTTTGCCCGCTTTCATCAGATCGGGAAGCGTAGAGGCGGTTATTTTGCCCCGTCTCTTTTCCTTCCATTCGATTTCTTTTTGTTCACTTGATTTCATGTGCTACTAATTCTTTGATTTGTTCTTTAGTTAGTTTATATTTCGTCTGTACCTGTGCGACCGTAAAACCACCTGCCAGACCATCGAGGATGTTTTTCCAGATTGCCGATCCTGTCTCAACAGTAGGCAATGAGTTTTCTACTTTCGGAAGAAAAGGACGAATACGAAGCGAATCAACCTTTTCGCCGAAAGCGTCAACTAATACCGCTCCGATTTGGATTTGCTTGTTTATCCATGACTCAAAATTCGGATTTTTGAAAATTTTCGTCAATGTTTTGCAGTTCGTCCGGTTGAGGATCATCGGTTTCACATTCTCGAAGAAATAAGCGACGAAACATTCTTCTTTCTTTCCAGACGCGCCGACTACTTGTTCTTTTTTCGTTTCGCGGATGGTGAGAATTATATCTTTTCCATCCGGTAGGCTGTAAGCGCCTAGATAGTCGTAGTTAAATTGAGTTTTCCAATGTGTCATTATCGTGTTGTTTAAAAGTTATCGTTTCCACCCTGATAAAGCGACTCATAACAACGAGCGCAAACCGTTATTATCTTTGTGCCATGTCTGCCACGTTCGTACGTTTCGACCTCTAATTCTATCTCTTCGCCCGGTTCGATCTCTTCGCCGCAATCTTCGCAAACTAGAGTATCAGCAGGGCACGCGCCAAGAACCGTACAAATTCGGCAATTACCGATACATTGAGGATTCGCCGCCATGTCGTTTCACGTTTAGATAGTTACAGACTAGCACGTAGATAACCGTTATAAATACGATCAATAGTGCGATAATTAATTTGCCCGGCTCCGGCTCGCCTTCTGCAAGGCTGCACGCTGAAAGCATTAAGATAATAGCGGCGGGACTTTGTTTTAGTGTTAACATGGTGTTTGTTTTATACTACCTTATTACTTTGTATGAATCTATCTATACTCGATAAATCGTACCAGATCATTTTTCCAAATTGAGAAAAAGAAATGAGAGCTTTTTCCCGTAACGTTCTCAAAAAATCATCCGAGCATCCTATATAGGATTTTGCTTCGTCTTTACTAAGCCACTTCTTCACTATTGGCTCAACTTTTCCGGTTACTCTAGTTCGTCCCATTGTTCATTATTCAATCGTGTAACAATTAGATTATCTTTATCGGTTTCCGTCGTAAACAGTAGACCTTCGTCATATTTTAGATTTGTACAGGTCGGTCTAACTGAATTTCTTTTAGAACGAGGGAAGGTCATTGTTTCCCCGGGCTGCATCCCCCTTAAAAGGGCAGTTAATTCGTTTCTTTTTCGTCTCATTGTCGTGTATCGTGTTATGTAGCCCCGAAGGGCTACGGATTAATATTAAATCTTCTGATAACCGAATGAGTTCATAAATTTCTCTGCGCCCTTGAACGTTTTGAAAGTCTTACTACTAGCGAGTGTACACGCTAAGAATCTTTGTCCGGCTGTTGTATTAATCAAGCTAACACAACATACCGTTTCGCTTCCTGCTTTTTTAAATTCTACGTCTCCGATCATTCCTATTTCCATTATTATCTATATTGTGCAGGGCTCTCGCCCCGCCAGTTATTTTTTTGTTATCTTATTTAATGCCGCAAAGTTTTGAAATTCTCAATAACTCTTCATCGCTCATAAATGCGAGGTCGAAAAATATACCTTCATCGAAAGGTTTGTTTTCAGCTAAAGCGGCTTGTTTCATGCTAACCATTATTTGAGTTATCGTATTGCCTTTTTCTTTATCGCTCATTCCTGCTTTCATAATTCTATACTTTTATTTGTTAGTTCTTGATTGATTGATTAACTTTGATGCGACAAAGATAGGATATTATTATTACCCATAAAAGAAAATAGGAAATAATTATTTCCCATAAAACATTTATTAACTATTGGTGCTTATGGAATTTAAAGATAGATTAAAGATTGCTATTGAGAATAAAGGAGTTACACCTTATGCTATTGGAAGAGACACAAAGGTATCGAAGGTGTCAGTTATGAACTATCTAAACGGAACAAAGCCTAATATAGGTAATATTAATATCCTAGCTGATTATCTAGGTGTTAATGTGGGATGGCTTATTAGTGGGGTAGACGATTCTTTAGAGAGCTCTAAAGTATCGAACGATAGTGATGAAAAATATATCATGCACTATGAAGATTTAAAGGGTAAAGCCATTCCACATATAGACGTAGTTACCGCCTCTTGTGGTCTACCGAATGGCTTTAACTCTGCAATAACGAAAGGGGATTGCGAACGCTTCATCATCCCCGATATGCCCGGTTGTGATTTTACGATCCGCGCCGGAGGTCGTAGCATGATTAATAGAAACGTTCCAGAACGAAGCATTAACGATCGGGATATTGTCGGTTGTCGAATTGTAACAAGTCGCTCTCATGTGCGTTGGGGTGAAGTATATGCATTGGCAACCTATGATGGAATAATGATAAAAAAAATCGAAGAGTCTGATAAAGAGGGTTATATTAAATGCGTTCCTTTTAATAACGAAGAAGGATTCAAACCGTATGATGTTCCGGTTAATGAAATATACGACTGGGCGTTAGTCGTCGGTGTAGTGAGTGTAAAAACATGGATTTAACTAATTATAAAAGACAAAACAATATGAAGAAGCTGCTATTAGGGATAATATTAATATTTTTTCCACTTATCGCATCTGCGCAAGATGAAGTATTAACAAATCAGTCTATAACCGACATGTTAGAACTTGGATTCTCGAACGACGTTATAGTAACTAAAATAAATACGTCAAAAAATAACTTTGATACATCTATACAAGCTCTAAAAGAATTAAAAGAAAAAGGAGTAAGTAATGATATTATTGTAGCGATGATGCAACGGAATAAAAGAAGCGAAGATAAAGAAGCAAGAGAGCAAAGCATTAAAACGGGAATATATTTCAAAGAAAACGACGGTTTTAAAAAGATATTTCCTGCGGCTATTTCTAACGCCAAAACTAATACATTAGGTTCAAAAGTAACGCCTCATATAACTAATACTAAAATAAAATCAGTGTTATCAAATGAACATTCTACTAATATCATAGAAACAAATATACCAGATTTTCGTTTCTTTTTCAATAACACAAAACAAATGGAGAATACTTCTAAGGCGTCTAATTGGCGGTTTACCGTTGCTTCTTCTCCACATGAATTTGTATTAGTAAAGTTGATAAGCAAAAAGGGGAAAAGAGAGTTAAAGACTGGGGAAATTGATTTATATTCAGGTAATTTTGCCGGAGTGGAAAGCAAAGATATTGTAATTTGCAACATTGAGGCAATAAATGAAACAGAATTTAGAGTAACACCACAAACGCCGATTTTACCCGGTGAATATTGTTTCCTCTATCAAGGAACTACGCCCCATAGCTACAATAATAGTCAAGCCGTTTTTGATTTTTCTATTTCAGAAAATTGCAAAATAGAAAATAAATACAAGATTGATGATAGTGTATGGGTTCTAAAAGACGGTAAACCGAAAAAGTTAGAAGTTATGTCCGTTAATGTCAAAAACGATGGTATATATTACTCTTTAAGAGCACGAAGCAGTTGGAAAGATGAAGAGTATAAAGAATCCGACTGCTACTCATCCAAAGAAGAAGCAACCAACAAATAAACAAGTGTCATCGACCACTAAATCGAACTAAACATGAAAAACCGAATCAAATCATATTGGAGCAACTGTTTGTCGATCGCTGCGATTATATGCAGTGTTGTCGCTATTTGCGTTTCGTTACCATCCGCGCCGGAGTTAGGTATAGACTATATCGGGGTGATAGTAGGGATTTTATCGCTTTTAGTGACGATGTTAATTGGATGGCAGATTTGGAATGTGATTGCAATAGATAAGAAGATAGATGGTAAAGTAAAACAAACTAGCGATTCTTTAACGGAGAGTATCAATGTTACCAAAAAAGAAATGATAGAATACATTGAAAAAGCAAATGAAAAAAGCCAAACAGAAATAATGACGTCATTATTATTCATACAAGGAGATAATTTTTTATTTAAGAGTCAATTTGAAAACGCTTTACTTCGTTATTTAGACGTCATATCTGATATAATAGAAAAGCCATATATTGAGAACTATTCAGATGCAATAAACGCATGTATATTAAAGGCTAGAGAAGCTATGCGATCAGTTAATAACAATGAATTGAAAAGAGTATTGAAAGAGGAAAAGAAAGAATCCTATTTGAAAGCATTGTTAAAAATAGAAGGATATAAAGCAATAGATATAATAATATTTCTCCGTGGATTATAACATAATAACAATATGAATAACACAGAAATAATCGCAGAAGAAATTATAAAAATCGCCTACGACAAAGGGGGGCTTATAAATGCTGATGATTTGACAGAGGATCAAAGAAAAGCTACTACTGACAACGCGGTTGATTACGTCATGCGATTTTATGGAACTTTCTCCGGCGACGGGAAAAACCGATATTATGGTTTAAACGAAAAAGGATTTGAATTAGGAAGACGCGGATTCTTTAGCGGAGAAGAAAAGGAGAGGAAAAGACAACGAACAGGCGTAAATATAGCTATAATAACAAGCATTGCATCTGCCATTATAGCTATAATTGCAATAGTCGCAGATTATTTGAAGTAGTTCAAATAGACGGGTACATAATTTTGTTTTCCTGTTTTGATATACTCTAAAAGGATTTCAGTAAGTTCAAATAAGTATATACTATCTGTATTTTGAAAGCCCATGGTTCGAGGCTGTTCTTTGTGAGTAATGATTTGAATAGCTTGCTTTAAGCAAAATGCTCTTAGTTCTTCATCTGTCATAATAGTATGTTTACTATTAGCCGGATAAACTAGAAACAGATAGCTTAAATTCAAACAAATAATATTTGCTATTTCTGATTGATTGATTAACTTTGTATTGAAAACGTTCTTTGATAAAGATGAAATATAAGAGGTGATATTTATAAGGAAGGACATGAGTACCGTTTTTTAATGCAAATTCGGTGCAAATAGATTTTATAAATATTATAAGATATTAGTTATAAGCGCTTTAGGTGGTGTAGAAAAACGCCTCTCACGCATGTAATACGAGTTCGATTCTCGTACCCACTACTATCTGATTATCAGCCTCTTACTAACAAGTAAGGGGCTTTTTTATTGCCCTATATCTATATCAAAGTATCGTTTTTAGGCGTTATTAACGGGTATTTTCAAAAGAAAAAATGCAAATTTAATGCAAATTTTCATCTTGCATTATTATCGCGCTATCCCGTTAATACGTTGTTTGCGTATATATACTAAAAATGATAATAATATGGCAACAATTAGTTTTTACTTAGACACTCGCAGAGAAAAGAAAGATGGGACATTTCCGGTTAAACTACAAGTCAGACACAAAGGGCAAATAATGTTATGTACTGATTTTTGCGCTACACCGGAAACATGGACGGGCACAGAGTATAATAAGAACGCAAAGAATCATAAAGCTAAGAACGTAGCGATTCGGAATCTTATTAATCGTGTTGAAATGTTACTTGTTATACTTGACGATAATCAGAAGTTAAAAGGAATGAGCGATAAAGCGTTAAAAGACTACATTCTAAAATCTATCAAAAATGAATCTACCTGTAAAACTTTCGTAAGCTATATAGATGAGTTTGTAGCTACAAAAACAAAAGAAAATACAATCGTTCTATATAAAGCTACAAAAAATAAGATTCTTGCCTATGATCCGACCTGTACATTTGAAACGATGACAAGGAAATGGCTAGAATCGTTCAATAAATGGCTAAAAGATACCGGAATAAAAACAAACTCGATTTCAATCCATTTAAGGAATATTAGGGCGGTTTTCAATCACGCGATAGATAATGAGGAAACGGAACTATATCCATTTAGAAAGTTCACAATAGAAAGGGAGGAAACTAGAAAACGATCGTTAAAGCCGGATCAACTTATTACCCTAAGAGATTTCAACGGAGAAGAATATCAAAAGGAGTATCAAGACATATTCATGCTTATGTTTTATCTAATCGGAATAAACGCAATAGACTTATTTAACCTCAAGCAAATAGTTGACGGACGCATAGAATATAAACGAGAAAAAACCGGAAAGCTATACTCTATCAAAGTAGAACCGGAAACAATGGAGATAATAAACAGGTATAAAGGAAATAAATTTCTACTAAACACGCTCGAAACCAACGATTACAATTATAGAAAGTATATGGCAGCAATGAATAGAGGTTTGCAAAAACTGGGAAATTTCGAACGAAAAGGATTAGGCGGGAAAAAGATTAGAGATATTTTATTTCCCGACATCACCTCGTATTGGGCGCGCCATACATGGGCTACAATAGCGCATAAAATAGGAATATCGAAAGATGTAATATCTTTAGCTTTGGGGCACGAGTTCGGATGCAAAACAACCGGAATTTATATAGATTACGATTTAGAGCAAATAGATAAAGCGAATAGAAAAGTAATAGATTATATTAATTCACTAAAATAATTCGCCAAAAACTTGCATAATAAGCAAATGCTTATTATCTTTGTAGAGTCAAATAAGAGTTCTTAATTTTAATGTTTAACCAATGAAAGATGAAGAAAGAAAGGAATTAGAACAAGAGTATGAGAATTTAAAACTTCTCGCTTCATTTCACGAAGCCTACGGGGTTCCCGAAAATGAAAAAGAAAGAGAAGCATTAATAAATGACATACTTGACCGGATGAATGAGATTCGGGAAAAATTAAAAGAGTAATTAACCTCCCTCCCTTCGGGGAGGGATTAAAACTTTAAAATATGATAGATATAAACGCCTGCTTGCCAACACCCGAAATGAAAGCGGATTTTGAAAGATTTAAAACCTTGTCTACACAAGAAGAAAGGGATGCTTTCAAAAAAGAAATGCAAGCCAAATATAACGCACTGCCAGAGGACCAGAGAGAAGCCTATAAAAAAGCGTCTGAATCTGGACTAAAAGCAACTGTAGACGCTTGTAACGATTTCATTGAAAGAGCGGAAGAAGCTATATTAAGAGATAAGCTCGGAGAATTGCCGGAGGCTATTTCGTTTAGCTATATCGCAAAGAAGTATTTCGGAAAGTCAAGAAATTGGCTATATCAAAGAATTAACGGTAACATCGTAAACGGGAAAAAGGCTCGCTTTACCGATAATGAACTTCAAACATTTTTAAATGCCTTGAAGGATGTAAGCGAAATGATTCATCAAACATCGCTTAAACTCGGTTAAGATTCTTATTTGACACTAACCCCGCAATGTGAGCCGTTGCGGGGTTTTCTCATTATTAATTTAATCTTTATTACATTTTGTCATTAATATAATCTCTAAATGGTTTATAACTAACCCCATTCGAAAAATCTACAGTATGATTGTTCAAAAGTAACATTTCTTGCTTACCCTCAACAACAGCAATGTCTTCATCCTCCTTTTTTCGTATCTCACTATAATGATATAAACAAGTTCCTGGACTTAATATTCTACTAAACAATTTCATTGTTGAAAAACCTATCCTAATATTATCATCTGAAAAATACACTTTAAAATGTGGCAAAAATCCTCTGCCTATAAAAATAGGGGTATCTAATCTATATTGAATGAATTCATTGCAATAATATACGCTAAGAATTGCGCTCATATCTGCACTGATTTCATATCCCAAGTTAATAACTATTATTTCATCACTCCTATTTTCCCCAATATCTAGGTCATACCTGTGTCCTTCAAGATTCTCGAGATTTAACTTTATCATATTCTTTTCATCAATACTTAATGAAAGAGGGGAAAAACCTGAAATTGAATAAAAAGTTGCAATATTTTTTCTTGTTGTCAAAGTTGGTAAATTTAAAGCAATACCCATTATAAACTGAAAATTGAATACAGATCTTATAACCTTAAATCCTATTTGAAACAAAACTTTACCGATCTTAGTCAAGACTAAAGACAAAAGGGAATAATAGTTAGCAGCATTTTTTGCTTTATATAGTTCCATTTCTTTCCTTGTTAATGCTCCGTCATAATGTGCTCCTCCGTTTCTATCTGCCATTATTTTAATAATTTCCCATATTTTAAACCTATATCCTCTACAAACTATAATATCTAACTCCATCCAATCTCTCAAAGAAATTCTCTTGAAATTTTTCCCTGTTGGATCTATTGTAGTATCAAATAGGTGAGAGAAATACTGATTATCTCTATTTTTATAATGGTATTCGCTTGTGTATACTTCTAAATCACAATTTAGCTTTTGAGCTAAATTAAATATATTAGTTGGTATATTTCGTGTTTTTCCTTTTTTACCAACGGTATAATTTTTAAGGTTCCCATTTTTATCATGCGGTAAAACAAATATAGCTCGTAATTGACCTGATAAAGGAATTACATAATAATCTTTCCCTTGTTCTACAAAGTCAATAGCATCTTTTATAAAATGTAACCCTTTCAATATCTCTGTGTAACTTAAGTACAACGATTTTTCTACATCTTCACCCATATTTCAATATATAAAATTTCCCCTCAAATATATAAAAAATAAAATGCACATACAAGAGCAGTAATAATATTACACTTTCAAATATTCTGCTTAATTTTTATTTAATCTACCTAATATCACCTGCAATGCATACATCAACATATACACAAAAATAACAATTATCACCCATCCGCCTAGCTCCATTTTAATAGATTGCCATCGGTTTAACTTCTTTTCAACCGGATAAGGCACACGAATAGAATCGTTTTTAAGAATCGTATCGGTACGATTCGTTGTTAAGTAGCGATACAGATACTTATATCTATACAGATAAACTGTATCGCCCTTTATGAGCGTATAAATACTATCTCGTTGATAGATGCTATCATAACGGGTACTATCACGTGTTTTGTATTCAGTGCGAACGGATTCAACCGGGATATATTGAGTCCGGCATGACACGAAACATATTGCTAACATCAGCAATATGATAATATAAACTAGCCGCCTCATGGTCGAACTACTGTATTACGCAAGAAATTAGGGAACTCGGAGCGTACATCAAAACAGGGGCACGCCTTTATATATTCTTTCGGCTCTACCTCTCCGCTTCCATCCAGATCGGGCGAAGTGTCACGATGTCCGAGAACCTCGATTATCTCATATTCTTTGCAGAGTTTAGCAACCAACTCGCGCAAAGCTGCTTTTTGAGCGATCGTTCTTGTGTCTGTGGGCTTTCCGTTTGCATCCAAGCCGCCGATGTAGCAAATACCAATACTATGTTTATTATATGAAGATTCGCTAAAACCCTTCGTATTACAATGCGCCCCGTCAACTGCTAAAGATCGCCCTTTTTCTACCGTTCCATCAATCCGGATAACATAATTATATCCGATCTGGTTAAATCCGCGCGCCCGGTGCATACGATCAATATCTTTTGCGGTTAAATCCTGCCCGGCACGCGTAGCCGAACAATGGATGATAATCGAGTCTATTTTATTCATTGCTTTCTTCTTTATTTTGATTGTTAATAGTTATTGGTCTACGCGGCGGAGTTCTCCGGCTGCACTCGCTGTCTGGTCTATCACATCGGTTGTGTTCCGCATCCTTAAAAGCTAATTCAAGCTCGTAGTATTTACGCATCCAATTTTGCGCCTCTGCCTGTGCGGTTCTCCATTCTCGATAAATCGTATCTACTTTCTCGTCTCGTTGTTTTAATCGTTCGTCGTACCGTTCAATCTGCTTGTTTAGATTGTCAATGATAGAAAGTAAATTTTGAAGTTCCATAGAATCCGCCGTAGCCTTTTCTTTTCTAGCGTTCGTTTTTCGATTCGCTAGAAAAGTAACAGTAAATCGGATCGCCTCTAATCCTCCTAACGCTCCTATGATTTTTAACCATTCGTCCATATTTTTATTTTATGTATTTCATATCGCTTTGGGTAGCTCTTATTCTACCGATAAAGCCTCATTAACCGCTACCTGAACAAAAGCGACGAACCCCGTACTCACATATTTTTTAATACTTTCCGCCTGTTCGGGAGATACTTCTACTTCACCGTTCTTGTAGATGTTTTGAGCTAATTCCAACTCACCCAAATCGGCGGTTTTCTGATAAATCGCATTGCCTAACATTTTTGCAATATCGACGGTACTGTTATTCCCTTCGATGTCTTTTACTTGAATTTCTCTAAAGTCTATTTTCATAATTATGTAATTTAAATATTATTACCAAGTTGCACTAAATAAAATTCCATTTTTAAATTGCAATACTTTAGTTCGTGTACTCCCATTATGCCATACTTGGGCGATTTCAATATATTCATCAATCCCTCTTCTGCCATCAACTACAATACCACCATCAATAGCAAGTGCTATATTATCTCGTCCACCGGTTACGCTAATAGATACGCCCCTGTTTATATCATAAGGTCTTGATCGGTGATCGTAGAATCTTCCTAAATAATCGACTCCTAATGTACTAAATGGACCGACAATCACTTGTCTATTGGGACTATTAAAACCAATCATATTGTCGTAAAGAAACATTTCGTTACCAGAATTTGTGCCACTAACAGAACCCGTTCCGATGTGGGTATTAGATATTTGGAACCCTGCGATTGTTCCTTCTACAGCTTCTATTCGTTTTACAACGAGTTTGTTTGCATCAATAAAGTCAGTTACGATCTTACCGTTTTTTATGAAAATCTCTCCGCCTACGGTCACCGCACCCGTTGCGGGGAGTGACAATTTGCCATCTGCTGTTAATTCAAGCCCGGTTACATTATGCTTAATTGAACCGCCTTTTATTAACCAACCCTGCGTTTTTGATAGATTACCGACGAATAAACCCGATGTTCCTAATATGTCGATCGTCGCATTTTGAGCTACTAACAACTGTGTGGCGACATTTATAAATTCGTTAAACAAAGTCCATTTCGTTACATCGAAAGAAGAACCGGAATTATGATCCGCACGGCACGAATAAGTATTACCGTTATAGATAATAGTATCTCGATACTGCGTGTTGTTAACATAGTTAGTATTTGCTTTCCACTCACCGCGCGGACGGATTAGAGCACCGGGAAGCCCGGTTGCCCCAGTTGCACCTGTATCACCCTTATCGCCTTTGTCTCCTTTGTCGCCCTTGTCGCCTTTGACCTTCGTCCATGTATAAGCGGAAAACGTATTACTGTCTGCCGCCGTGAAGTCGGTATATTGTCCGATGTACGCGCCCGGTGTTTCACCGTTGTTAGCGGTAAACGTCGTACCGTTGTCCGAGTACTTGATATGTAAGTAGGAAGTTTGTCCGTTGGCTCCGGTTGGTCCGGCAATACCTTGATCTCCTTTAGGACCTTGCGAGCCTTTCAACTGTACCCACTTATAAGAAGTGTATCCGGTTGGAGCGGTCGCACTTGTTGTTACCGCCGTACCGATATAAGTGTTCGGAGTGTCAGACATCGGATTACCGTTCGCATTAGCGGAGTACTTTACGTGAAAATACTGGGATGTGCCGGGAATACCTTGCGATCCGGTCGGTCCTGTATCACCCTTATCGCCTTTGTCTCCTTTGTCGCCCTTGACACCCGTTTCTCCCTTAGAGACATATTTAAGCCAATCAGTAGAATTGTCTGTTGGTTCTTGGATTGTTTTGTCTACAATACATATCCATGTACTGCCATTGCATACAACTTCATCATAGTACCAATATGTGCCCGGCGTCCATACTCCTTTGAAAGCAGGTACGGGAACTTCGGTTATACCGTCGTTAGATAATTGCTTGATAGTCCCGGTCATATACACATTGCGGAGATACGCACTATGTCCGGTCATTTCGATACCAAACAATTTCAAGTTAGACAAGTCGCCCAACTGCATAGCGATCATTTCCTTTGAAATCTCCCAACCGTTTACACCTGTCAGGTAACGGATATAACTTTGTGTCGAGTAGCTCGATTTTTGCCGCTCTTTGTTTGTGAAATTACCATACGAAACGAAGTGCATAGCCTTGCAAGGGTGTGCGGTTGTACCAGAACGAAGCGCATATTTAAACGTAGAATCACCGATCTTTTCAGTAATACGAAAATAAGCGGTTTGAAATCCGGTTGAGTCGTTGAATATACCTTTGCAAATATCATCTACCTCTATTTCTGCTATTTCGCCCGGTTCGAGTTTAAGGTAGATAATCCGATTTGATTCGTCTATACGTTCGATGATCCCGCCGCCCGGAGCGTTCCACTCTTCACCCGAAACGATTGATACGCGGTTGTAGCGTAATTCAGGAACTTCAAGGAAATCACGTAGACGAAGAGATTTTGCATCTATATGACCGTCTTTGCCGATTAACCAACCGATTAAGCCTTCTGTGTAGTCATTTGAGGATATATCACCGGAAAAAGTCGCTGATTTGGCAATCAGTTTATCAAGAACGTTGAGTATTTGCGTTGTTACCGTCGTTGCGGTTAACGTATCCGTAGAAATACCCTTCGTTACGTCTAGCCCGTTATCAACGATTAAACCGCCTAGCAATTTGATAAGGAATTGCGTTTCGTCTGGTGCGGTTTTGGATAGATACAAGTCTTTTAAAGCATCGATAGCCGCATCTAGCTCCTGCCTTATGCGCAAAGAAGAAAACGTATTATCGTCGGTCAGTGCCGTATTATTATCGGTCAGAGCAATAATACGAGACTTTATTTCAAATAGGGAACGAAGAGACGAAAATACATTGTTATCGGATGATGTACGCCCATCGTCCATCTTTAATACATCAAGATCAACGCCACCGCCATTTATAGGCGTTGGCGTTGTTGTACTAATACTTACCGAACCGGAATTGCGTAAATACTTATTCCGAAACGAATGAGGCACTTTCTTATTTTCTACTTCTATCATGTTTCTATTAATGATACGTTACAACTTTCATTTGCGTAATCAATACTCATTTGATCTACTATCATTTCTCTTTTGAGGGAATTTTCGTAAATCCTAGACAGTATCGAAAAGCCACGATTCAAATTATTGCTGTATCTAAATTTAGGAGCTTTATAATGTGTATAAAACTTGTCTATTAGTATTTGTTCCGGCAATACATTTTTATCGTGCAACGGACTATATACCGTTTTTAAATAATCAAATTTATCCCCTGATTTGGTAGCGCAATTTGAGTAAGAAGAAATGTTTTTTGCGTTTGAGTTGATTAATAGTTCGATGTCGTCCATTTCTGTTACATTATTGTCGTTTATCACGTTGCTGTAAACTACGTCGGAGTCGTTAACTGCATTATTAAATATATCGTATGTAACTTTATTGTTAGTATACTTAAATGTGAAATCGGATATATGAAATGCAGTACAAGGGTGACAGCCCCCATCCGTTCGATACATAGGATATTTTCCTAAATGATTCGGAGTGCTTAATTCAAAGCGTATCTTTCCGCATAGTATTTTATCATCTGGAAGTTTAATCGCGACTCCGTCCGTTGAGTCGTACAGATTAAATCTATAACTAACAGTATTCGTTAATCTCTTTTCATCATCGAAAACTTTATCACCTTCTTTGTTTATATGAACCAAATAGAAACCATCTTTAAGCGTACATTCGTCGTGATACCATTTTTCGACAAAAATATCTTCGCCGTTTTCCCTATACGCATAAACCTTATTGCTATCGGCGAACCCGCCGGAAGCCTTTTCGCCGCTAGCTGAATCATATTCGCCCTTGCTTACAAATCTCCAATCTCCAAATGCATCCTTATATCTATACCATGTAGCCCCTCGATAAGTTAAGTTGTGCGTGATTTTATAATAGCCTCGATTTACTCGATCCGTATAATACTTTTGATTTCTCCATACTTCACCATCATAATAGTAATCATCTATATATAATTTGCAAGGAACCATCGTATTATCAAATCCGGCGCCATATTTTGTATTAGAGTATACTTCATCGGACGTTTTTATTATATCGTTCGGAAGAAAAGAGCCGGACATTCTATAAGCGATATTTATTATGAAATATCCTCCTTTGAATAAAGAATACTCTCCGTTTTTCAATGTTAAAAGAGTCTTTCGAGAAGCACTAATTATATTATACGCTTGCAGGAATGAAACGCAGGTTTTCCAACTTAAAGAAGACGGTTCCCCATCCTCTGTTGTGTAGTCGCTGTACTTCTGCCATACCACACCGGAATATATATCATTAACGTTGTCGATAGTCACTTCAACACCTTCTGCCGGAATATCAAGAAATGAAAAGCTCGGTATCAAATACCCCCAATTACTATTAGATTTAAAAAACGAATTAAGAAGGGTGTAATTCTTTCCGTCTATATCCCTACCAGATATATAATATTTATTGGGATCGGAGTTTTGATTTACTATATCCTTTTCGTCGTCGAGCAACTCCGGGCATAAGTTGGTTATCTGATTCATATTAGCAACAACAGATACTTTATTATACACATCACCAAGCGATATACTTCCCGCGCTTTCAGATACGCCAATATTACGCACATTCAATAGTGCGGAAGGGATTGTTATACTTTCACATGTATCGCTTATTCTATCATAAACGAAAAAATGAAGCTCGTCGTTTTTGATAAAATCATAGTCGATCATATAATAAGCATCCTGATACTGAATGAACGTCATACCGATATATTTAGAGATTTCTTCTAAAACATCTCTACTATTCATCGGCTCGTTAGCTTCATCAAAGAAGTTTCGTTCATGTATATAAATATCTTCTATCAAAGAAGTAGAAACATCTTTCGAGATTCTATTAGTTTTTTGAAAGTACAATTTGTTTAGAATCTTTCCGGGATCGGCAATATCAAGAATGTGCATTATTACATCTTTGAAACTTTTAAAATAGACCTCGGAAGAATTAATATAAGAGTACTTCTTATTTTCCAAAACGGAAATAGTATCGATTGCCTGTATCTCCACTATATTAAGCGGAGTTATATAATCGCTCGAATATAAATTTGGACTCATATATCCAAACCACTCTAAAACATCATCGGTTTTATTATACAAACGAACTTCTATATTTTGCCCTTCGGCTGTATATAGGTCTGATAAAATCTTATCTGTCAATATGCTTGTTACCGAATTAGACATTTTCAACGGCTTGTATAGAGTGTCCGATTCATACTCAACAGTAAACGGGCTATCTGTTAGGGTGAGTTCTTCGGAATACGTTGCAAAGACCGTATGAATTTCAATTCTATACGTCTTGTCTTTCCTGCTTTTAAACTCTGAATAATATCTTAGTTTCATCTTACTTTGCTTTTCTGATTATAATGATTACTCAAAACTCCTTCTAAATCTCTTCCATGTATGCGAAACGTTACGCTTGCGGGCTGATTTCCATTTTCTGCAGACGGTGCAATCTTTTGCGATAAGGAGCCATATAAACCGCTATTTAGCATTTGAAACAAATTACTTTGCTGTGATCCATTTAGAATCATCTCGCCTGAATTGAGTAAAGCCGGAACTTTATCGCCTGTGAATGATGTGCCAGGCACAATACCACCCGTTGCGAATTTAGGAATACTAGCCATTGCAGCGA